CTCAAACAGTGAATTAAAAGTATTCTTTTCTTCAGTACTACTAATATCCCACTTTAGAACTCCAATCAAGTTGTCTAATTTGTTATCAATAATAGTCTGTTCCATTTCAGCATGATCGAATGGCAAGTCTTTAAACCATTGGGGTAGTCTAAGTTCATCAACAGGATATGCAACACTAGTAAATCCAAGAGGCCCTGGTTTAAGTTTGCATACAATAACTTTGGCACCGTCTGTAATACCCATACTATACTTGTCATCGTACATGCGCTTTAGTGTGTTCCAATTGATACTTGCACGTACATGTCCGGGCATGTTGGTCTTACCTGCCTTTTTTTCTTTGCCTTGATATTCGGTAATCTTGTTAGCACGTTTTGGACTGCCCTTCTCCCAACCGGGTCTAGCTTTAAAACGTCCACGGAATTCAGTAATATGATCTAGTACGTCATGTTCTTCCTTGCCCATCAAGACCATTTCAAGTACATCACTTAAGAAGTTTTGAATGAATTCCGGAGTGTCACTGCGTTTAAGATCCAAACCCATGGCCTTGATCTTGCCAGGTTTACCATCTACGTCTGCCCGTTTGCCTTCCTTGTCATAGTACAGCACAGCATAACGCTTTTTGGTAATGAATAGACTCTTTGATGCAACAAGTTCTCGACCTGCTTTGATAACTTCACCACGTGCTTTTGGACAATGAAACGCATCCAACATAAACTGTGGGAATGTTTGATTAACTTCTTCACCAATTTGGTCGTATAGTTGTACTACTGTTTCTTTAGTCCACGGAATATGGCCAGCGGTGATTTCTTTTTCAAGTGTTTTGTACGCTGAGAAATAGCATGAGTCAGTGTCACCGTAGATAATTGCTTTACCACGATAGTCATATTCGCCGGCTACAATCTCATTGACCTTGCCAGCCATGTGCTTGACAATCTGACGACCAGTCAGTGTAGTTGACTGTCCAATACGTTTGTCAAAGAATCTACATCCAGCATTGAGAATCGCACCGTATAAACTGTTGAGGTTAATCTTCTTGACTAGCTGCCGTTTGTCCCAGTATTCTTCTTCAACTTTGTTTCCAGCTTTAATGGCATCCTTTAGCTTGGCCTGCATCTCTTTACGTTCAGCATACCAACGCTTGAGCAATCCGGGTATAATACCTTCTGTTTCATAAGTAAATATGGTGCCGTTGGCACTGAGTACCCAAGGTTGATTGCTTTCAAAAATCAATCGGTATGTCTCGGCAGCACTTAGTATATCAGTGTCTCCGTTTTCCCAGTCAATAGTAATGTCAGTTCCGATGGCCTGCTCCATTACGGCTGTGTATTCTAACGATCCAAACATGCCTTCCCATGCTGCCGCAAAACTCTTACCCTTGGCCATTTGTGCTTCGACATATTCATCTGTCATTGTCTGTCGCAACTGTCCCACAATAGTTTCTGGTCCCATGTTCAGCGCACGAATTGCTGAAGGATACAGACTGTTGATGTCTAGTGATCCGACCCAGTCATGAATACCTTCTTTAGGAGTGGCAACATATGCTCCTGCGGCTTGACTATCTTCACGCTCATCCATTTTAGTTCTGTTAGGAACTTGGAATCCTCTGCGATGTGCTTCGTTGATAATGGCCTGTTCAGTCACAGCCACAGCTCCCATTGTGGTCTGTAGCAACACAGTACACTCATGTGCCAGCGTATTGGCAAGGTCTAAAAACTTTAGTTTTTTGTCTAGTCTATCTAACAGTGAAGTATCTTGTCTGTTGTATTCGATGAATGTTTTAAAGTCATTGTTGTACAGTTGATCTAGTGTGCCCTCATACTGTGTTTTGCGTTCACCTAGTTCATATTCTGCAATAGCATCTAGTCGATAACTATGCCGTTCTTCATAAGTATATTTTCTATACAGTTCTAAACTATCCAAATGTACACGACCAATAAAATCATAGGTAACTGATTGACGTCCAAACTTTTCATATTCTCTTCGTTTAGGGAATTGATCAAACAAGCAAAAACGTCTAGTATCTTCTTTACTCAATGCTTTAGTCACACGGTTAACGGTGTACGGAACATCATAACCTTCACTGTTCCAACCAGTCAATATGTCTGCATCTTGTATAATATCAAGGAACGCATCCAACATCTCTGCTTCTGTTTTGAACAGCATGGTGTTTGGAAATTCTTTGATCTCTTCCTGTGCCTGCTCCCAAGTAAGTGTCTTTGGAGGTACAGCAAAACATACCAGTGTGTCTAACCATTGTAGATGAACAGCAATCGCAGTGATAGGCATGAATGCATCATCTGGTGTGCTGTAGCCACGCTCTGGATCGAAGTCCACCTCAATGTCAAAAAACGCTACGTTTAGTTTGGGAGCGTCTTGATTTAAGTAGTGTTCGCTTAGGGTTACAAAGATAGGATTAATGTCTGCTTCAAATAGTTGCTTACTTGAATTAATCGCTTGTTCTTTGCGTAGTTCTTTGGTGTTCTTACAGACGATCCGTTGTACAGGATCTCCGTAGATTGATTGATGTTTGCCCTTTGGGTCTTTTACATAGAACGTGTGCCTGACAGGAATGTCACGAAACTCACGCTCACCTTTCTTATTGCGTTCAACTACGCGAATGATATCATTCTCGCGGTCAAACCATGCGTCTACATAGCTCATATATTCTCCATATGCAATTTGAGGCTTGCAAATACCTAGTGTGCGGATTATGGCCCGCGGACCTTACTGTTTATTACTTATTAGATCTTTTTGGTGATATCTAAAATAGCTTCAATCTCCGCCCAATCTTCATTGTGACTGGACCAATCGCCCTTGTGTGCAATCTTGATAGCACGATTAATAACACTGGGTTTGATATTCAATTCTTCTGCAACTGCCTTAACTGTTTCCTTTAAGCCTTCTGATAGGTCTTCAACTTCACGTAACACAGTAGAGCCTTCGTTAATCAATCTTTCTAATTTTGCCTTTTCTTCTGGACCATAATTTCTACCTGACATAAAATTCTCCTTGTTTGCCTATTATATATTAGTTATCTTTATAATGCAACCTCTAAGAAATTTTAAAGGTGAAAATGGCAGAATAAATCTGCCATTTTATTTTAGATCAACGTCTGTGGGCTATTTTGAGCCAGCGAGCTAATTCATCAGTTTCACCTAATGTGGCAGGAGCCTTTGGCGTTACACTACCTGTTTCGGGATTAGTTGTACTGCCATCGGCATTTTTAATTGTGACCATTTGACCCTGAGCGTTAACACCATTTCCAGCGGCCTTATCTTGTGCCGCTTTTAATGAAGCCGCGTTAGTTGCTGGTGCCGCATCAGCCGTTGTACGTGCCGCATCAGCATTTGTAGCATCTTGGGCTGCCTGCTCTTTTGAAGCTGTGATAGCACTGATTTGTTGTTGAGCATTAGCTAAAGCGGCAAGTGCTTGCGGATCCTGGTCACCTTCTAATGATGCCATGATCTCTTGCATCTGCTTGATTATTTCCAGCTGTTCAGGAGTAGGTCCGCCTGCTGAAGCTGCCGTAGGAGTTGTTCCAGGTGCAGTAGGAGTTGTTCCAGATGCAGTGGGTTGCCCACTTGTACCTGGAACTTCAACGGTTGCTGGCTGACTACCTTTATTAGCTGCCAACATTGCGGCACCCGCTCCCAATGCCGCACTTCCAGCCGCGACTTTTCCTGGATTAGTTGCAACTGCCGCGCCAACCTTGGCACCAGATGAACCTTTAGCTGTACCGTTAGCTACTTTTGGTAAGTTTGTCATTCTTGGATTACTAACACCTTTTCCAAATCCGCCAAAGAAGTTTTTAAGTCCAGTTGGTAGAGCTAATTCATCAAGTGTCTCATATCCAAAACTTTCAACTAGGGCATTGGCGATAGTGCCGTTGAATTGAATACTTTCATTGCTAATAACATTGCCCATTTGATCAACATTCGGTGAAGATGTATAACCGCCTGGCATTGTTTTCTTTTGTGCTGGTGCGTTACTTTGAACCGCTGGTTGTCCTGAGGCCTGAACTTTTGTTTGCGGCGGTACTGCTGTCTTTGCCGCAGAGGTTGCACCTTTAGTTTGACTTAGTTTAAATGCTAGATCATTTAATTTTTGTATAGCGTTGGCACTAGCTGAAGGTGCACCGGTCATACTGCTTGATGCATTATTAACAGGCTGGGTCGCATCAGCCGCCGGTGCTTGACCTAATGTTGCTAACTTGGCTAGATCAACACCTGCTACTTGGCTAGTGCCAAATAACTGTTTTCTTTCAACCGGAATAACTTCTAAACCGGCAGCTTTTAGTACGTTAAAGAAACTAGATTCTTGACCTTTCTTAAACCAGTCATATGGAAATTCTTTTACATTACCAGCACCGCTACCACGAGCGGATTGGTTATCCATATATTTGATAATACCATCTTTAGGATCAATGTAATTTGAATTACCGTTGGGCTTATCCATGGCTTTGACCTGATCAATGGCAGCTTTTTTGGCATCATCGGC